AAAAACCAAGGGTAAGCGTAGAGGCTATATCGAAAGGCAAGAGGTTGCTCATGAAGGAGATGTCGTTAAGCAGATTACTGTTAATGTCCTAAAGGCTAACCATGTAGAGGAACTACCGAGTAGTACCCAGCAGTTGGATGGGGATGAGAACCTTTTGGTTGAAGATAGCGGAATGGTCGTTCCTGCTACTGAGGCAGGTCATATCCAAGATATTCCGCTTTACGAGTTCGATAAAGAGGTAGATTTACCTAATGAGATGGATATTTACGAAGAATGAGTATCGTAGATACGAAGAATAGTGCTTAAATGCCATTTTAAGCGTAGCGGAAAGTGGTGTGTACGCTATAATCAATTTATTGCCACTTTTAAGGCGATTCTAGGGCATATCTGCCTTTGAGTAGTACTATCTATCCAAAATGAAGCAAAGTGTCTTAAAACGCTTCTAAATGCCTTTTAATTAGATTTGGTGTTTTTAGCATTATATTTCTAATTTAATCACATTGCATGAAATCCAATGTAAAATTCATGCAAAATGGAAATATATTTCCGAATTAGTGTCACGAATTTAAAAATAATTGTGAGGTTTGTCGCTTATTTGTCACAAAATACATTATCTTTGTAAAAACAAATAACCTATGAAGAAATGTAGCAAGTGTAGAGAAGTAAAGCCATTAAATGAATACAATAAGTCAAAGTCGGGAAAATTTGGAGTTCATCATTATTGCATGATATGCCTTCGTGAGAATAAAAAAATTCATTATAATCATGATAAAGCCAAATTGCGGTTTATCCAAAATAAATATAAATTAAATGAATTACAATTAAATGAAATGTTTATTGCACAAAATAAAAAGTGTAAAATATGCCAAACTAAATACGATTTATTATCTAGGCACAATGGGCTGTATATAGACCATTGTCATAAAACAGGTAAAGTAAGAGGGTTGTTGTGTATGAGTTGTAATAGATTATTGGGTAATTGTAATGATAATATTGATATTTTAAAGTCATCTATTTTGTATATAACCGAATTTGGTGCATAATTATCACAAAAATATGTGACAAAGTAAGGGGTAATTCGGAGTTTATTTGTAATAGAATAAGGGGAGTAATACTACCCTAATATCAAAAAATGTAAACTCTGCAAGTTTTGATATTACTCAATCGACTGAGTAATTTTACTCAAAGTAAAATAGTAAAGCTATTATTTTACTTTATCAATCAAAAAGTAAATATAAAACTTGACTAATGAGCCGAAAATGATTGACAATCGGCTCAAGAATGATTGATAAATGCACATCATAAAGTGCAATTAATGACACATATTGCC